CTTCACATAACATGTCAGGAGCTAAAGTATCTTGCAATGTTTTGGCTGCATCTAATAGATCAAGTGATGCGCTTCCAAATTCTTCAATCTGCCAATAATCTAAATAAAATATTCCTTGTGGAATTTTATAATAGTTTCCAGATATATCTGTATAATTTCCAGCACTATCATAAATTTTTATAAATAAATTAACCTCAGCATTTTTGTATAAGTACAAAAATGATGTGTCTATTGTTTCTGATTTAGAGTATGATCTAAAAGTTATTGATCCTCCATCTACAGTATCTTTATAATTATTAAGCGAAAGACTAAGTGAATTGGCTGTTATATTACCAACTGGAACTAATGCTTCTGTACTTGCAGAAGATTCTTTTCTTAAATTAAAATCTGTTATATATGAGGAAATGTCTCTTACCCAATGTGGAGCCAACTCTATAACTCCAATATATCCAGAAGTACTTGAAGTACTCATTGATAATGTAGTAAAAGATTTATATGAATTTAGATTCAGTGTTGATGCATCAGTTGACCACGTTGTGCCATTATAATAAACAGAAACTGTTCCAGCATCATTTGTGGTATCAGTAAATTTTTTAATATCTGAAGATGTTCCAGAAACAGATTGTCCTCCAATTGTAATTGTCCAAGTAGAAGGAATAGAGTGGCTAATCTCAAATTTTAAAACAACTTTATTTGCATAAACAGTTTTAGGATATGTAATTGAAACTGTTGCTGGTTCTCCATATGGAGTTAACCAATATTTATAATAAACTGAATTGCCAGGATAATATGTTCTGTATTTAACAACATTTGAAGATTGAGCAGATGGTTTATAGTCTACCGATCTTGGATCAGCATATGTTTTTGTTTGTACGTCTCCAGAGATTCCATATTTAATTCCAGCCAATTGAGGTCTAGAAGGTTTAATAATTGTATCAAGGGGGAACAGCTTCTTAAATGGTTGCCGACCATTAATTGTTGTATAAGGTGTTCCAGTAATAGAGGAAGGGGTAAAAGAAACTAAAGAGTTAACATTTAAATCTATGGTTGCACCAACACCCATAGACAAAGAGGTGTTTTTATTTAGTAGGTCTTTTACTGCCTGAAGTTGTGGAATATTTATCATTATACCTCTTCCAGTGCAATGTTAACATCCCAAAACTCTTGTGCGGCATCAGATGTTTTTGCCTTTACGCCTCTTTTATTAATTGTAAAATTACAGTTTGTAAAAGAAACAACAAACTCTTCTGATCTTGCTGCACTATAAGCAATTTTTATTTTAAAAGTTTTCTTTCCCTTATCTCCATGATAAAAAGTTCTAATGTCTTCTGCTCCCCATCCACCATCTACAGTCATTGTACTATTTGATGGTAACATTGACCAGGATGTATTAAATGTTTTTTTATCAGCAATAAATATCTTTCTTAAAGTACCGTTTGACATTCTCTGAACTTTTTCAAATCTTTCTGTGTCAATAGCAAATGGGCCTCTGTTATGCTCTGTTATTTTTTGCCAGTCTGGAGTACTAGTTGTAGACTTATCAAAATAAAGTATTGACCCTTGTGGTAAAAATATTGTTGCCATTAAAAGTTCCTCTGTTTTCCAGACATTGCTATCTGTCTATTTTGTTCAATCATTATAGCCTGTGCTATTTCTTGTCCAGTAAGATTTGTGCCATTAACTGTTATATCATTATTAATAATTACATTGGTTCCAATTGCGCTATTTGCTTGTCCACCATCATGGAATCTTAATCTTCCAGAGGCATACTTATTAATATTACCATAAGAAGACACCATTCCACCAGATGCATATTTCATTGAATTAATTGCATCCATTGTTCCAACTCCATATTTTTGAACTGCAGAAGCTTTTACTACATATTCTCCTGCTGAAAGCATAGCTGGAATTGAATCAGAAGTTGATGTTCCTGCTCCAAATACTGCGCCTCCGTCTGCATATTGTTGTGCAACAATATCTGTTGCAGACTTTACTCTATATGTTCTGCCATTGTATTCAAAAAATTCTCCTGCTTTAAATCCAAAATCTTTTACTATTTGCTTCTTTGAATCATCATCTAGAATATTGGTTTTCTTTGGATCTAGTTTATATTTAGCATTATAATCAACTCTAATTGCACTAGACTTAGATTGTCCTGCTCCTGCCGTTCTTTGGAATTCTGCCACTGCTTTTTGGAATGTGTCTACAGATCCACCAAATTTACCTTGAGCAATTGCAGACTCAGCATTCTTTTTAGCTAGCTCCTGAATTACCTTTGAATAATCTTGTGGCTTTTCTCTAAGAGTTGTACCATCATATGTCATAGTTGTTGGCATAGCAATAGCATTTGCTGCAGCAACTCCAGCCTTTCCAAGCTTTCTCAAAGCTTCCAGCTGATCTCTTAACTGATATCCATATGCCTCAATCTTATTTTTATCTGTAGTTAAACCAGCATTTGTAATAAGAGTTGAAATAGTAGATTGTATAGTTTTAATTGTTGCGTCTGTTTCTGCTGCTGCCGCCGCTTTCTTTGCCGCATCTGCTGCAGCTTTTTGTGCTGCTGCAAGCGAAGCTGCTAAACCTTCTTTTTGAGACTGAAGTGCTTCTGTATCTTTGTTTGCTTTATCATCAATGGATTCTTGTGCTAATTTTGTTTGATGCTGTGAAGTAAGTCTTTGTATTTCAATTTGTGCACTGGCAGCCTCTGACATATTTCCAGTAGCCAAGGCATTCTGGTATCTGAGTTGTTGCTCTTGTATAGCAAGACCTGTGTCTGCCGCATCTTGTTGAACCTGTAAAGCTTTCTTTCTTGCATCTGCTTCTTTTTTAATTGCAGCAATCTTTTTATCAATGAGATCAGATTCTTTTTGAATATCTCTTTGTGCTGCTTTGGATGCCCTTGCTGAAGCAGAAGCTGCTGCGGCTGATGCCTTTGCTGCTTGATCCCCTAGTCCAGCTAATGCGGAAAGTGGGTTATTTTTTAATGTAGTATCTGTAGTTAAAGAAGTAGCACTTTGCTGTAAAGCTGCCTGAACAGCCAACATAGCCTGTGCTTGTGAACCACTAATCTTAGAAAGATCATCAACTATTCCAGAAGTATAAAGTTTAATTTTTGCATACGCATCTGCTGTTGAATCTGTAGCAGAAAGAATTCCTTTTAACTCTGGCTTTTGTTTTAACAGGTTATCTAGATTATATTGTCCCAATTGTTTATTTGTTGCAGCAGAACCATTTAATTTATCCATTGTCATCTTTAAAGCTTCTGTTTCAGAAATCACTTTGCCAGTTTCATCTTTTGTGCCAACAATACTATTGTAATAAGCATCAACAGCATCCATGGCTCCCTCAAACTGTGCTGCAAGTTCGTTATCGTTTACGCCATAAACTCCAAGTGATTTATTAAATGTGTTTACAGAAACTGTTGCAGCGCTTGCCTTATCTTTAATTTCCATAAATGGTTTTGAAGAAATTGCAGCAACTGCTTGAGATGCTTTATTGGACTGAGTAATAATTGCAAATATCATCTTTGCTGCTTTGTCTGCCTCCATACCGCTAGCAACTAACTGAGCCTTCATTGCTGCAGCATTTTGTACAACATCTTTTCTATCCATAGCATCAAATAGTTTGATAACATCTGGCTGTGTTTTCTTTGCGTTATCTTGCAAATCTTTTAGTTCTTTAATAGTAATTGATAGTCCGCCTGTACCACCAGCCATTCTATTTGTTTCTAGAACAGCCTCAAGTATTGCTTTTTGTCTCTTAGCGTCTTCTTGTGCAGCTTTAATTTTTCCAGACAAAGTGGTGTACTTAATACCTAATTGTCCAGCTATTTTTTCATTTGCCTTAAAAGATTGTGCAGCAGCATCTGATTGTGCTTTTGCTGTTTTCCACATATTGAAAAGCTTCATTCCAAGAAGTGCTACTCCTGTTGCTGCTAATCCCCAAGGAGTGATTCTTAGAGCTGTGCTCATCATTTTAAGAGTATTAACAAATCCTGCTCCAGTTTTAACTCCTGCTGCTAAAGCTCTTGTCATTCCTGCAATTCTTGTAACAACTCCAGGAGCAACAATTCCGCCAATTATGCTTCCTGGTGTTCCGCCAACCATTCCACCAAGTACTGATCCACCAACACCAGATGCCAAATTTAATCCCATTCCAAGTTCTTTATAATAAGGATTTGCTGCTAACTTAGCAGCTTTATTAGCTTTGTATCCAGCATATGCTGCTTTAATTGCAGTTATTCCTCCTGCAAATCCTGGAATCTTACCTCCAGCATTCATAAATGCAATTGCACCTTCATTACCTGCTGTTGCAGTCTTTGTTATAACAGATTCTCCTGGTTCAAGAAGTGCTGGGATTGTATCTCCACCGCCGTAGCCTGGAAGCTTTGTAACTCCACCAGCAAAAGGCATTGGTTCAAGACCAAGGTTTCTGGAATGAATATCTCTACCAAATGGATTTATTCTCTGTCTCATTGATGGCAAGAATCCGCTGCGTAATGCTCTTACTGTTGCCTGATTATACATTGCGCCAAATGAGGCTTCGGTTATTGGATTTGTAGAATTTTTAACTTTATCATTAAGAAGGTCTGCTGCTCTTTTTGCTAATTGTTTTGCTGCACGTGGACTAATACCTTTATCTTTTAAGAATGATAAAAATCCAATCATGTCTTCAGCATTAACTGGCCTAAAATCTTGTGGAGATGCTCCATATTTTAGAGCATCATTAAATCCTTTTCTATTCTTTACAAAAGCTGTAGGAAGGATCTGTAAATATGGGGCCTTTGAAGTTGTTGAAACTCCAAATTCTTCAAACCTTTCTCTTGGAAGAGATGGAGTTGATTGCTTTCCCATAACAGGAAGATCTTTAGTTCTTCTTCTAAATCCAGGTGTTACCGCATGTACCAAAAATTCATCATCTGGTCCTTGACCTTTTGCTGTTGGAGTTACACCAACTTCTTTCCACCAAGGGTCATCATATAATTTATTTTTTCTATCTGAGAAATGTCCAAATGGTGTTCCCATTCCAGTTTCATTTGCAATACCTGTTGATGCTCCGCTCTTACCCTTTGAATCTGGTCTAAGGTTTGGAGTTCTTGTTCCGCCAATTCCAGCAGATCTTTTTGCGTAATCTCTAAGCATTTGAGCTGCAGCTTTAGCTTTTTTCATGTCTGTAAACTTAGGCAAAAACTTTCCTAATGCTGTTACGCCGCCAGCAAACTTAATTCTTCTTACAGAAGCCCCTACAGCTTTTGCAATTTTACTTGTTATAGATCCTGCACGACCTGAACCAGATCTTAGTGCAGACCTCATATTATAATCTTGTGTTTTATCAACTGCAGTTCCTGTTGCAATTGTTGTTCCAGTTCCTGGAACCATAGTCATTCTTTCAATAGGTACTCCAGAAGCAATTGAAAGAGCATTCATTCTTTCAATCATTTTGGCATTAATTGCTGCAAGTGCTGCTTGTGATTTTTCTACTGTAAGTATTCCAGCTTCTGCAGCTGCTGCAACACGAGCTGATGAGGCAGCTGCTGTGCTTGTAATCTGTTCCATCTTTGGCAAAATAGTGCTGAAGTCTGCCATAAATTCTGCTGGAAGTTTTCCAGTTGTGTCAATAATTCTTTCAACTGCCGCCATTTCTTCTTTTGATCTCATAGCCATAGCAGTCATCATTGTGTGCCATTTAGCAGCCTCTGTTGCATTAATTGCTGTACTTGCACCATTAATTGTTGTTAACCCTGGAACTACTGGAACCTTTGATCCAGGCATTGCCATCATTTGTGGATTACTTCCAATTTTTTTATTTGTCATTGGATCTAATGGAACAGATGTATGAAATGTTTGTTGAAGTCTTTGTGCTTCAGTTAATTGTGCCTGTGGATTATAATGTGCAAAATCAAAGCTTGCAACTCCTACACCTTCACCAGCACCTTGAATAATTGGTTTAGCTGTTATTGTTCCGCTTCTTGAAAGAGCTGCAATCTGTTGCATTTCTAAACGCATTCCGTTTAATGCTGTTGTTAGTACTTTGGCTGCGGCTGCGTCTGAATAAAATGTTTTTTCTACTAATGTGCCAGCTTTAGAAGCGGCTATCATTTCTGGAGTAAGTAATTTAAATCCTTTAGTTTGACTAAAGAATGCTCTAATTCCTGCAAAACCCTTCATAACATATCCAAGGAAGTTTGCAAATACACCTGTAAGCATGATAATTGGTCCAGATATTGCTGTAATTCCACCAAGTAGGGCTACAAATTTCTTGACTGGTTCTGGAAGTTTATTAAATGTTTGAAGCATTCCATCTGCAAAATTTAAAATCTTTGTAGCAATACCAAGGAACTGTTCTCCAACCGTTGCAAGGTCTGCCTTCAAACTTTCTAACGCTCTCTTGTATTTTCCAGATGCTGACTCTGTTACAAGAGACAACTCTCGGCCAGCCACATTTGCCAATTCATCTGTGCTTGCTTTCATAAGGTCTATAACTTGAAGTGTCTGAGATCCTTTTCTTCCAAGGTTATCAAATAGGGCACCCATTCTTGCAAACTGGTATTTTCCAAACAAGGTTTCAATAGCCTGTTGTTTTTGCAATGGGTTTAATTTGTCCATTGCTTTTTGCAATTCCATAATTGTTGCTGTAATGTTTCCAGCATTGCTTTCTACAATTTGAGTTAAATTAATTCCAAATCCAGAAAATTGTTCTTTAGCAACTTTAGTTGGATTAATCAATGAACCCATTGCAGACTTTAATGCGTTAGCACCTTCTGCTGCATTAATTCCGCCTTCACGCATAGCAGTTAAGAATAGGGCTAAATCTTTTACGTCTCCTCCCAAACCTTTAATAACTGGTCCAGCCTTTGGAATGGCTTCTACAAGATCTTGCAATGTTGTAGAGGTTTGGTTTTCAACAGCGTTTAAGAAGTTAATTGATTCTGCAAGTTGGTCTGTATTTTGTTTAAAAGCATTTTGAATTGCAAGTGTTGCTTTCATTGCTTCTTGCTTATCAACTTCACCAAGTACTGAGAGACGTGTGGTTTCTCTCAGCGACGCTAGCAACTCCTCTCCTTGCTTTCCAGTTGCTGCAATATCTGCTGCTAGTGATAGCGATTCTTTAAATGAAACTCCATATGCGGCAGACAATTCTTTAGCAGTCTTAATTGTTTCTTGTCTTAAATTAGCCAAATCACTCTGTGCTGTTGGTGCAAGTCCACCATAAACCTTCATTAACCTTGTTAGTTCTTGATCTGCTTCTCTAAAAGCTTTTGCTGCAGCTGAACCAAATGCTGCCATTGGTACAGTTAGTCCTACTGTTAACTGACGACCAGCCCACTGAGTATTTTTACCCCAGTTAATAAGCTGATTTGCTCCATCAGACATAACCTTATTAAGAAGGGAAAGCTCCATTCTTGCAATTTTAGTTTTATTTGCTAATTCATTAATTCCAGTTGGTACGTGAACTTGAAATTGCATTTGGCCTTGAGCATTTCTGCCCATAGGTTGAACTATTGCATTTTGAAGCGCTACCTGTTGTTTTGCGAGATCACGAATCATACCACCAGCTTGGCGATGATATTGCTGCCAATGCTGATAGTAATCTCGTAGTTTTAATTTGCCTTGATCAAGCGCTTTGCCAAACTTTTCTGTGTCGCTTGCAAGGGTAACAAAGTGTGTGTTGAACTGATTGCTTTTTTTTAATATATCAGCAAATGCATTATTTGTTGCAGCAATTTGCTGTGTCAGTGCAACATTTGAAGAACCTAGTTTTTGTTGTAAAAGAGTAAGCTGTGCTACTGCTTTATGTATCTGACTTATTAAGCCAGAAAAATCAGCATTAGCGGTTATATTAGTATTTATATTTTCAGCCACTTATTTACTCCTCGGTATACCCCAATCCTTGATTTATACCGAAACCTTTGGCAGCAGCAGCTTGACCACGAAGTCCAATGATATCATTTTGTAATCCATTAATACCTTGTGCTCTCATTTGGATTTCTTCAAATGTTGGATGTTCTCTGTCTTCATCCTCAACTGATGCTTCCTCCCCTAGGTTTATTCCCTGCAGTGATGCAAGAAACTTTTTATTTTCCTCTTCCTTTTTACTTATACCTTTTAATAATTGTATAAGTTCTGGCATTGAAAGATTATCTTCTAGTTCTTCAAAGTTTTTCCATTTACCAATTAGAAAAACTTGTGCTTCTAAGGCGGCTAGATCTAGTTCTGACCAGCCAGAACTGCTGCCGCCAGTAGATTTGGGTCGTCCATCTTCATTCCCCCGCAAACTTCAAGAATGCGATTGATTGTTGGAACGTCCAACGCATCTTCAAAAGCATCTCTATCTTTTACAAGTTCTGGAAGTTGTTTTTCCAAAGCTACTCCGCAAGCTTCAATAAGTATGTTTAATGTGTCATCTTCATTTGTGACTTCTGCTGTCTTCTGAATGACAGTCATGAACTTTCTAAGTTCTTTGATGGTAAGTGGTTTTAGCTTTACCCTTGCTCCATTTTGTAGTTCAATTTCTTGGACATCGTATACGGTTGTTGCCAATTTATCCTCCTTGGATACTCCTAATCATTATAGCAAAAATATATAGATAAGCAAATAACAAACCCCCATTTCTGGGGGTTTGCTGTCAATATTAAATTGTTATTTAATTGTATTAAGCTTCAATTACACGGTCAATAATCTTACCGTACTCTGCCCCTGCATATGCTGCATCAGGAAGAAGACGGAAGGTTACTGGAAATACAGTTGGGTTGTTACGAGCCAATGTGAATTGTGATTGCTGTACTGAAAGTACACGACGTGCATAATATACACGCTCACGCTTCTTATTAGCTGAGTTACGTGGTGCCAAACCGACAGCGATTAGCTGACGCTCTGTAGGCTCCTGACCCAAAGCTCCCGCTTCAAGACCAAGTGCATCGTTTGAAAGTGTTGCAGAACCTTGACCGAAAACACGTAGAACGTTTTCTAGTGTTGCTTCGGTAAATTCAGTTGCAAGCATAACTTCCATGGACTCCTTGAACAGCTTTGCTGTATCAAGAAGCTGATCCACTGTTACTGAACCGTAAGTTGGGTTGTAAGTAATCTGAAGACCATTATTTGTGTAACCAACGTTTGCATATGCTCCAGACAATGTTGCGCCTTTAAGCTCACGAGTGTCTGCATCATAAATTGATGTGTTAGCTGTTACTGCTGCTCCTTCTGGGAGAACAGTAGCATAAGTTGAATCTGTTGAATCCTTTTTGGAAAGGAACATCGGAGCTGCTCCGACGATAATATTCTTAGCTTCAAATGCCATTTTTTATTTCCACCTCCTGGAATTTTAAAAATTTTAAATCAATGCTGGCTAGGCGTGTTTCCTCTTAGTACAATAATAGGCCAAAATGGTTCATAAAGCAAGGCTAACTGTATCTGCCGCTGACAGATACGTCTCTAGAATACTTGATTTCTATAACGATATCTGTAGAAAGGAATCCAAGGACCTCTTCTGATGGAGAAGTTGGAGAAATATCGCCTATATAGATAGTGTGGAATCTGAATTTGCTAGAATTTGGCATAAAATTATTAATATCTCTAGCAGATTCATCAGATCTTCTAAATAAATCGACTATAAAGTTTCTCATCTCATTGATATCTGATATATCGGTGGCATACAGGGTAAACATTACCTGCTCATTACATACCAGCCAAGTGTCGTCATAGGTCATCCCAGTCTTGTCATAAACAATATGCTTTTTGCCACTCAAGAACTGATTCATTTCTGGGAGTTGTTGAACAGGAATAATTGGAATTATTGTTTCATTTATATTGTCAGAATAATAGTCTGTTTCATCAAATATTTCTGCGTTCTTAAATTCGTTCCAAAGAAACTTTCTAATTTCGTTTACAGCATCTAATTTATAATTTGTCATTACATGTTCCTTCCATTAGACTGAACTGCAGCCTGAGCTAAATTTTTAACGGTAGCTGGAGAATAACTATATGATTTTGCTTTAATCATAGGAGGAATCATCATAGACTTTCTAGTTACAATTCTAAATGATTGACTTGCCCCAGAGTTTTTAATAGAGTTTCTAATAAGGTTTCCGCTAACAAAAAATTTATAAGTATTTGCAAACCCCATCTTTGCATATTTACCACCAGGATTTTGAACCTTAACAGATCTTCCCTGTTGCAAAACAATGTTACGATCTCCTACTGTAAATGCTAATCTTCCAGTAGGTGTTCTTGGAGTAATTAAAACTGGGTTTCCAGACTCCATAATAAAGGCTTTATTTCTAAAAACATAAACTTTTCCTTTAGTGCTATTTTTAGGAACAGAAGTCTTAGACATTTTAAACTCATAAGATAGGTTAAAATCAAATCCGTTATTCATGGTTTTATTTAACTTAAATAATCTTGCTGTTTTATCTCCGACCCTATTCCATTCATATACATGATGTAAGTATTTAGGCTTTGATCTTGCTTGCATATCAATATAGTTTCCTAGATCTGTACTTACTCTATTATAAACTTTATTTGTAAAACCTTCTTGTATGCAGGGTTCTGTAACCATATGTGACATAACTTGAGTTTGGTAATAAAGGGCTGCAGAAATTTTTTGAACGGTCCCGCCATGGTCTATGACTCCAGATGGCTTTGAGCCCTTCATAAGGGCTGCTAAGCCGTTAGAAGCGGATTGTAGAGCAGCAGCATTAGTCGCCAATTGTCTGGTTCTCCGATCTTGCTGCCATTAAATTGTACCCAAGGATATTTCCAAATGGATCTGTAATTGGCGTATTTCCAACTATTTCAAAAACTGTTGGAGTATTTGTAGGGTAATTTAATTCAAACCAAACAACTTCACCGTTAGCATTTCTAATATTTGTTATTTTATCTCTATGTGATATAAATTTGTCTACACGAATTTGAATTGCTTCTGTATCCTTAAACTTTGTAGAATATTTTTGTTTATCAGTTCCTCTACCGCTAGTTGAGCTGATGCTTCCTTTTGCAAAGCAGGATACAGTTGAATTATACGCCCACGTTTTTTTAAGGGCTCCAGTATCTGGGTCTTGTTCATCCTGTTGTGTGTAAACGTCTGCTTTCATTGACAGAATTGAATTTACTAGATCTATCATTAGATCACCAGCATTTGTTTAATAACGTATCCAGCAAGGATGTTGTCTACAAAAAAGTTTCCTGTTCCATTATAAACCTGTGGGTCAAATTCAAACTGCCAGTCAAAAGTCTGGATGCTTTTCACATATTTATTTTTCCATTGTGTGTCTTTATTGAAAAAGTCTTTCATTAATTCAATGGTTGCAATATTTACTTCATCTGGAACAAATTCCCAGCCAAACTTACCTTGAATTCTATATGCTACATCTTTTCTAAAAAATCCTTGAAATCCAATATCGTATACAGTTGGAGAAACCATACCGTTAGCTAAATAAACAGTATTGTCTCTATTAATTGAATCTCCTCTATCAACCTTTATTCCATACCCGCTAGAAACAGGAATAATGCTGTACCCAATATTATTTACATTGTTTGGGTTATCTATTAAAAGAATGTCGTTTGCATAAAGCTCATGGATATTATTTACTTTGTAAAGAGTTTGTACAGAATCATCTCCGCCACCATAAACTGTTACTGCGTCATCGTATAAATAAAACCAGTCATTTGTATAATTTTCAATTAACTTTCTTGCATATTTTTCAGCAAGCTTAAGTTCGTCGTACGATCTATAATTTTCATCGCTTGGATCAACGCCTATACCAAGAGCATCTATAGCCTCTGAAATGTTTACATATGGAGTGACTACATCAACATACGTTGTATTAGATCCAGCATTTCCCTGAACCTGATAAGACCATACCAACTTGAGTTTTCTATTTCTTGAAGTAATATTAAAAGGAAGAACTACTTCATAGTTTCCATTGTCTGTATCTAAATTAGTTGCAGTGTATGTTCCTATTGATACTTCTGGATTAAGAGATGGAATAATGGCTGGGTCTGAAGTTATATCGTAAACAGTAACGGTTACATTGCCATCAGCGTCTACTGGTTGACCTCCCCAATAGATTTTATGACGTAGTGGTCCGTTACTATTTACATATAATTCTGCCATTTGAAATTTTCGTTAAGCGTAAAAGTCCTGGACTTCCTTTGCTGTGGCTAAACGAAAACCCTCCTCTTTTTCAAAAATTTCTTCTGCCTTTTCTGTTGGCATTGCAACAAACGGATGCTCTCTTGTAAAAGTGTATCCTACGGCATCATATCTAAAGTTTGCTCTTGTCATTCTAACCAAAACTGTGTTTTCTGGCTGTTCCTTCTTTGGATCAAACCTCGGTGTCACTTCTTCCATTTCGACTGATTCATCTTCAATGTTTTTAATTGTCTTTTGGTAAACGTCCCATGTGACGCCTTCTTCTGCAAGTGCTGCTATAATTTCTGCTTTGTTCTTTGAGTTTGGTAAATCAACTGCAAAATCTTCAGCAATTTGACGAAGCTCTGCAATTTTCAATGTCGTAAATGACATATATTCTCCTTTGTTCTCATTAATTATATCATTGTAAGGTTAAAAGGTAAAGACCCCCAAAACTTATTAAATTTTAGGGGTCTTTAATAGTATCTTCTTAAATTAGGAAGCTACCTTAACGTTCTTTACGACTACCCAAGCATCTGCTTGTTCAATCTGAACGCCTACACGAGTGTAGAGTGTGTACTCAACTGAGTCCTTACGTGGCCAGAAGAATCTGTATACAGTTACATCACGCTTAATTCCAATAACTACGTTATTTGGGAATGAAAGGTGGATGTCACCATGATCTCCTGATGCACCAGTATGTGTACCAGTTTGAGTTTCCTTTAGAAGTGGGACTTCAACAATTGGAATACCAAATGCAAATGGTGCTACATAACCAGCTGGTCCACCAAGTGGAGCCACATCACCACGGATAACGCTTGATGCGATATCTTGTGGGATTGTCTGATTTGTACCAATGCTTTGCTGGTATAGGAAGTCCTGAATAAGGTTAGATCCTGCAAGGAAGCGTAGGTCTGTACGACGTTGCTTGTACTTACGTGGAAGTGCCTTAAGTGCTGAGTTGAATACTGCACGAGAGATATTAGCTCCCGCTGCATCTACAACATGGCCATTAGCCTTTGCCTTCTTGACTACACCATCAAATGCCTTATAAAGTGCATCTCCTGTTAGCGAAGCATCGCCATTGAGAACCAAGTCTTCAATGTCGTTACCTGCCTGTGTTGCCATAAGACGTGCAATATGATCTTCAAGATCTGGACCTTCGATATTGTCTTCAAGAGACTCTGTTGAGAGTTCCCAGTCAAGACGAAGCTTCTTTGTGGACAAAGAAATCTTGGAGAATGTAACGCCTGCGTTTGATGAAGTATCTTCGGCTTCAGAAGCGACTTTCATCAACTTCTCGCCTACTCCGATACGATCAATCTCAGTTGTGTCTGCCTTCATTCTAACTGTACGTGCGACTTTACCGATAACGGTTGCATCGAATACGTAGTCAAGGAATCGTGCTGACTGCTCTGGATTTAGGAGACCACCTGTTTGGGTAGCTCCAACGTGAATGCCAGTACCTGTAATGGACTGTCCATTCATAGATGTAGATACAGTAGTATTTGCTGCTACTGCCTTTTCTAATAGTTCATTGCTCATTTTATTTTTTCACCTGCCTTTTTAATTTAGAATGTCGTTCACGGAACCGAGGAAAGCGCCGCTCCATTTTGATTTCTTTACAAACTCTGTTGACCCGCCAAGGTCAGCAGACTTCTTAATTGCAGTATCGCCCTCTACTGCGTCGATTCTCTTTTCGACTGAATTGATTGTTTCACGAATACCTTTTACAGTTTCGCTCAAATTGTTGTGCTGTTCTGCCAACTCGACAATTCTTGCCTCAACACTCTTGCTAAAGGACTCCACAGTGTTTTTAACTTCTGCAACCTGTGCTGCATTTGTTTCTGCTGCCTTGCTAAGTGTATCGGACAAGAAGCCCTTGAGATCCCCTAGCATCTTTGCAAAATCAAGCTCTTCTGAAGCTGCTTCTGCTGCTGGTTCTCCTGCGGTATCGGCGGCAACTGAGTCTGCAGCTGGTGCTGCTTCTTCTGCAACTGCTGCTGCTTCTGCTGCTGGTGCTTCTGCTACTGCTTCTGCTGGAGCATCTGCTGCTGGAGCATCTGCTGCTGGTGCATCAACTGCTGGTGCATCAACTGTTGTTTCTTCTGTCATCTTTGTTACTTCTTCTGACATAGTTGTACCTCCTTTATTTACTTCGGTGTTGTTTTCAAGTTCATTTGCAGAACCAGAAATCTTATTAATGTGTTTCTCATAAACAAAACGAACTGCGTCCGATTTGTTAATATCATTGTTTTCAATCCATCCAATAATCTCCATTTGTTTGCCGCATGCTGTGCATTCACGAGATTGGAGTGCTTCTGAAACTACAATATTGTCATGCTCACAGAAAAATACGTTTGCTGCTGCAATTTCTGTAGCAATTCCTTTAAATACCATTTGTCCATTTACTTTTTCAATTGATAGAACATTGCAAAGTTGGTTAGCTGGAGAATCTACTAATGAAAGTTCTACTAGATCATAATCTTTAATAAATCTTACAGACGTTCCATCTGCTTTATTAACTTCATTATCCGACTCATTAATTCTTCCACCTATTGAGAAACCAGAAAGAGTGCCATCAAGAACTTTTTCCCAAGTATCTTGTGCACCCTTTGAAATGTATGTACTCACCCAAATTCCATCGTAAAAAGATTTTGACATTGGATCAAAAAAAGTTTCTGGTCTAAATGACAAAATTTTTCCGACTGCAATTGGCTGATGCATTTCACGAATGTTGCCTCTAAAGTTTTCAAACGCTTTAAGGCTCGCTTCTGCTGTGACAACATCGCCTGTTTGGTCTACATTGTTTAATGTAGCAAAACCTGAAACAGTTCGGTTCTCTTTGTTGACCTTTGTAAATGGTACGCTAATAGATAGACGATTACCATTACTAGACCAACTGGTCTTTTCAATATTCATACTGTATAAAGTTTATCAACCACTAGTTAAAAAGGCAAATAATAGTCACCTAAAAAAATGCTATTCTGCTTGCCTTCCGTCTCCCTTGGCATTACGACCTTCGCCAGAAATATCTGGAGAATTTGCTTGCCTTTCTTGAGAACGCTGTCTTGTATTTCCAGCCTGAGCAGCCTGTTCAGCAGCTTGATCGCCCTTCAAATCAACGACCTCATCGCCGCCTTCAAGCGGAATCATGCCCTTTCTGATTCTTACTTCATTAGGGGTAATTACTTGCATACGCAAATATCTTTCATCAATTTTAGACTGAGTATCCTCATCTGTAAGACTTAATTCGTTAAATTTAATTATTAAAGCATCTGTCTTTTCTTCAATAACCGCATTTAATTTCTTTTCAAGTCTCATCTGTGCTGGACGGCATACTTGCTCTTTAAATGTTTTATCTGCATCACGAGCAACTGCAAGGTTTACTCCTTCTGGGGTTCCAACCTTGTTAATTGGAACACGGTGTGCCAATAACATTTCATCTCTATTTGCTTTGCGATATTTATCAAATGAGCCTTCCTGAGTTCCAGCCTCAATTGGCTCCATCTTAAATTCAACTTTAGACTCTGGAGTATCTGCTGGCAGTGGAATATAAAGGGATCTATGGTTTTTACCCTTTAGACCTACCTGGAAAAATTCAAGCAATTTTCTTTCTGATTCTGGTGAAAGCTTTGCACCCTTTGCAGTAATAATATATCTTGGAACTGCTTTGTTTTCAAAATAGTCTAAGTTATATTTAGCTGCAAATTCATTTCCAGCCAAAGAGTTCTGTGCGGCAATAATGTCTGGAATTCCATAATATTGATTTACTGGAGTATATTTCTTTAGGTGAATAATTTCATTTGGTCTATCGTTACCGCCTAAAATTGGATTAGGAGTTTTTTGATCCCCATAGTTTCTAAAGAATACAAGCTTGCCATAAAGTAATTGAACAAAGCCATCTCTTGTTCTTCTAACTCTCATTGTTTTTGCAGGAATATGGCCAATATATCCAATGTCTCCACGGACTGTTCTTCCTATTTCAATATATCCATTACCTGTAGATTCGTAATCTGTCCAAACTTTAATTAATGTTTCTTGGAATGTATCTTCACTATTACATTGATCTAGCCAGTCCTGAAGATCTTGCTTTAATTTAGAAAGTTTTCTGCGAGCTCTTTCTAATTGTTTTTCATCCGTTATTCCATCAATAGCATCATTTGTTTTTCTAGTTTCAATAAATTGATAACCTAGACCAACAATGTTTGAAGTCTTTGCATTACATGCTGCATAGTTATATGTTGAAATTTCATAAAGCCTTGAAAGATATTCTAGATTATATACAGGCTCTATTACATCAAGAAAAGCGTAGCCAGTTATTGCCTGCGCCAAAAGGCTTTGCTGTGTTTCAGCACCATCTTTTCCAGTAAATGCTTTTGTAACTTCTCTGCTTAATTTTCTTCTAAATGCAGGAGAGAGCCCAGACATTTTTTGAAGCTCTTCTGCAGATAGTTTAAATTCATCTGGAGAACCCTCTTCTTGTAGTTTAGAAAATCTAACCATGTCTGCATATGTGGTTAGTCTTATTTCATTATCTAAAGGTTCTGTGTCTTCTTCATATGTAGACTTCATTTCTTACCCTTCCTCATTTCGTCTTTATAGACTCCAATATCTAATTGATCTGGAACTAGACCCCACTCAAGACGTTGCTTCTGATATTCAAATTCTTCGTCATCAATCTTTCTTCTTCCAGAAAGAAATTTTGGCTGTCCCTCATAAATTCCATAATGTCTGACCGCTCTAGCCAAGGCGTCTATCTTTGCCTTGTTGCCTTTCATGGAGGTGACAGAAAGAAAGTTTCCGTCGTCGTCGCCTATCCATCTGCCATCTGGCATTTCCCAGACATAGATTCCTAGAGTTGTTTCCTCTACAATCTGCTTATTCATGCTTTTAATATCCATTGTTTTATTTTACCATTTCATGACACATAAGTCCATCTTTTGTCAACCAAAATGACAAATTAGGCACTTGAAACAATTAAATAGTCTTGATTATAGGTTGATACAGAAGATTCTGTCAACGTCAATGACGAGTTTGAGGCCGAAGTAGAAGGTTTTCCACAATATAGGTTGTAGTGTGTTGTAATTTGGCTATCAGAAAGCTGGTATCTATAAAGACCAATATTCTGATAATTTGATACTGAGCCTAAAGGCATTGATGGAGAGTAATTAAATTTAAGGGTATTTAATATCGGATTTGTAAATACCAAGACTATATGATGGGGTTCCCCAAGAACTAGGTGGTCGGATATATTAGACATAGATGTTTTATTTACCCCGTTTATAAATACCTTTGCAATATTTGTTTTAAGCATTGCAGACCCGTTCCACCCAAATATTGTTTCTGGAGATCCAGTTGCTGAGGCCGAATAAAACATTGTTGTGCTGAAATAGTTAGACGGGGTAAACATTAATTCTACAGACTGAATTGTTTGATCTATGGCAATGTCAAATCCTCCCGTGCCTTTTGTTTTTAACCCTACATTTGGGTGTCTAATTAATACTGGATAGCTAAAATTGGCCAAATCGTATTCTCTTGCAGACTCTGCATAATACCCATAGTTATGGGCATAAGATTCTTTTTTAGAATAAAATGAAATCTTAAATAAAGATAACCTAGGAAAATCTTTTGTAGTATCTGCGCTAGTTAAAGTTATTTTAATATACAAAATATTGCTTCCAGTATAAGAGTCTTTATTAAACTGTGGCAATGAGGAATTATTGGTGCAAGGAAGCCATGTAGTGCCGTTTATAGACGTTTCTACCTGTATCCCCTTATCTCCCTTCCATTCTATTTTAGAAGAGCTTATATTGGCTTCCAATGGGATATTAACAAAATCTTCAATAATTAGATTTTTAGATCCAGGTACATCAGTTTCTTTAAATGTTATATATTTTTCTGTTTCATTATAATATGTATTTTCATCTATAAATGATTGCCATTGAATATCTTTATTATATTCATACACAAATACTGGTGCAATGTTTTGACCATGCATACCCAACAAGATTCCATTATCTGGGGCAACTATATGGATTGGCTGCGTATGGTCCAAACCAGCATAATAATGCTTATATACTTGAACTGGAGAAAGTCCATATCTATAGATAGCTGGTGCGTCTACTAAAAATGAATCTCCTGAGTTTGCTGGTCCAATATTAAAATCTATTGAATTATTTGAAAACTTAAAACCTTCAATATTTTTCCAGGCTACTAGCCCACCATCTATATAAATTTCCATGCTGCTAACATTATATTTGGCAACAACATGCATTGCTTTTTCTGAAAAAGATAATTTATAAAATAATGATTCCCCGCCAATATTAAAAATGATATTTCCGTTTTCGTAAAAAATACCAATAGAGTTTGTAGAGTCTGCCAATAAAGGAGTTAGGCTTGTTGAATTTATTTTAGACTTAAACCATAGCTCTAAAGAGAAATCATTATCTGAATAATTACTTGTTGCAAATCCGCCTGGTCCATTGGTTTTATAATAATTATTTGAGGTATTTAATTCTATATAAGAAGAATTTGTTATAACAGTTGCATAGCTTCCACCATAAACTAATGGCATAATGTTAGAAGAAAAAGATCCCGTATATGTGCCATGATTTCCGCAGCCAGAAATATCATTTGCAGATGCAGATGGATGAGTTTCGTCCAATGGCAAGAAAACTATTGGATTGTCTTTTATAACATTAAGGTAGTATGACATATATCTCCATTATATAATAACCTGAACAGAAGAGCCAGCAATAGAATTGCCATAGTCTTCATTCCAACCATATGCTACTAAATTATATGTGCCAGCAGAAATTCCGTTAATATCATAAGCTCCAGATACGCTATTTGTAGACTGGTCATACCCAAATTTTTGTTCAACTGCTCCAGATACTGATCCGCCGCTTGTTGTTTGAATAATCAAACTAAGTGCTCCTGTGTTTGACCCCTTAGTTGCTGTAAAGTTAATATTGTTTCCAGATTTTGTAGCTGTATTTAAAACTGGTGTAGAAGATGCTGCTGCATAAGTTGTAGATAAAACTGCACTAGTTTTTGAACCAGAAGAATATTCGTTATTATTATTACCAAATATCTGAATATAATAATTTGTTCCAGCTGTTAATCCAGTAATTGATGTTGATTCTGTAGTAACAATTTTTGTTGTTATATAAGAAGATGATCCAGGTTTATATACACCAATAAAGTAGAATGGAGAATCTCCTCCAGACCATGCAATATTAAGTTGAGTTGATTGTCTTGGGTTTATTGTTCCGTAACCAATTGTTGTTGGTTGAATTAAGGATTTGATTGGTCCTAAAAAGTTATTTGAAGCATTTGCATAGCTGCTTGTTCCTACAGCATTTGTTGCAGCTAATTTTAATCCAACTGATCTTGAAACAGCAGATTGAGTAACAGTATATGTAGCTGCAGTAGCATTGATAAAATTATTTCCGTTTGAGTCAAACCATTGATAGGAATATGATGTAGGGCTATCTGTCCATGAACCTGGTCTTGCACTAAATTTTGATCCAACATATAGATTATCATATGTCATAGAAGGAGCAACAGTATTATTTGGAATAGCAATAGAGCCAGTATAATCTGAATATGAAATTGTAATTTCTGTATTTACAAGGGCTGCTGTACCAGAGACTGGATTTTGAGCATATATCTGTTGGTAAACTTTATTTGGATCTGATGTTGTTACCTGTGTAATATTTGAATATCCTGCTTGCTGTATTCTTGTAATCGCTTCTGATAAAGTTAATCCTATAACGTTTGGAACAGTTCCAAAAGATGGTGCAGATAAATATTGAGTAAAGTCTAGTCTTATTGTTCCGCCACCAGCCAATGTAGCTCCTGATGTTGGTGATTGAGCAGTTACATATCCTCCAGGATAATCTAAATAAAATTGGTTATTTGATGCAGACAGAGTTCCGTCTCCATACACATAACCAGATGCAGTAATAATTGATTTAGCTGAGTTTACAGAAATACCAACAAGATCTGGAACAACCTGTGTTGTTGAAATTGTTTGTACACTACTAGAAGCACCAGATCCTGCAGAGTTTACTGCTCTAATTGCAACTTGGTATGATGTTCCTGGAGTTAAAGATCCTACAGAGATTGGACCAGTATTGGTAAAAGCATTTACCCAGTTTACTCCATTATTTAAAGTATACTGATATCTAATAATTTCTGCTCCACCGTCATTTAACGGAGGAGTTAAATCAATTCTAAAAGATGTATTGGTAATAAATGATACAGTAAAAGATGGAGCAGATGGAGCTACAATTACACCGCCACCAGATCCAGATGTTGGTGCTTTTGTTACACCAGCAGAAGATGCAGAATTTCCCTTTGCATTAACAGCTCTTATATAAAATGTATAATTAACGCTATTTGTTAAACTGCTTACCGTAAATGTGTTATTTGTTGGAAGTCCAATATTTATCCAAGAGGCACCGTTTGTTATTGAGTATTCGTATCTTGTTATAGGGGATCCGCCATCTGCTGGAGTAATAAATGTAAGTGTAACAGCAGAATCTGAAGATGTAGCATTTGACCAAAGTGGTGCGTTTGGAACAGTGCTTGTATCAACTGGATTTGTTGTATATAAAATAACTTCAAGTCTTACGCTGGAACCAAAAGCTAATAGAGTTCCAGATGAGGCTGAGGGTGCTGGAGCTTGAGCAGATACATATCCACCAGCAGAAAGATATTGTTGAAAACCAATGCTATTTGAATAAGAATAATTTGGGTCTGGTGTAAAACCAGCATTTCTTAAAATAAGAGAAGCGGTATCATAATTTAATCCAACAAGAGAAGGAACGAATCCAAGTAACTGTCCAGTTCCTGAAGCAACTTTAATGTTTGATCTTGTTATTGGTGTATGTGAAACAATAGCATTAATATGTCTATATCCGTAAGAATTTACGTAATTAGTATTCCAATTAAATATATTTTTTGCTTTTATGTTGAGAGTGTTAATTACATTACCATACTGTTTGTATGCCATAGAGCGCCTCCCTCAACCCTAATCTGTTACAGCAGGATTAACTATTTCTACTCCAGAAAGAACAAAGTTTACTCCATTTGCAACGTTAGCATGTGCATAAATGGACTCTCCAGGATAAACAACTTGATTTAAATCAATTGTTAAAACTGTATTTGCGTCTACCTGAACATCTCCAAAAAGTTTATACTCTTCTTTCAAAACTTGCCCAGATGGCACAAGATACATTGAGAATGTTAAAAGGCCATTAAAAATATTTGTTACAAGCAACTGCTTCATTATTGATTTTTCATCAAACGTATAAATATTTACTGGTGTTGTTAAAAGTGTAGTAGGATCTCCAAATCTTTGTGGGGAATAGTATTCATATGATACTGGCATTATGCCTCCTAGCTACCGTAAGAAATTGACCATTTGGACATCATATCACGCTCTACGCCTGAAATTTCTGATGCTGTCAATACTCTGTTATAAATTAGAAGTTCTCCTAGTGCAAAATTTCCAAATGAAGATAAATACTTGCCGAGAGCTTGTCCGCTCATTCCAGATAATGCTCCAGATGCAGCACCTAAACCTTCATCTGCTGTATTTCTGCGAATTCTTCTTTCAAATGTTATTCCATCAAATGTCATTAGGTATAGTTCTGGAACGCCTGCGTTAACAACGTTAACAATTGCGTTCATATCATCATTACCTAAACCAAATTTATATGTATTTGCTGAAACGTATCCAGCAATAAGATTATTTCTTGTTCCAGTACCCTGTCCACCAATTACATACTGATTTGCAGATCCTGCTGTTTTGGTAGCAACATAAACAATTGTAAAAGATGAGTTTGCAATATATGCTAAAGTTTGATCTGAAAATGGCATATTAAATGCTGTTCCATCAAAATAAACTGCGCCTAAGCCATTAATACCAGTAGGAAGATAAGTTGGCTGTTGTGCTGCAACTGCCTGTGTGAAATTTCTTGCATTTATTGTTTTATCTTTCCACAAAGAAACCTTATTTGAACCATCTCTTGTAACAGTTCCTGGCAAAGCTGCATCCACCCAAAGTTGCAATCCTTTTTCAGTAAAACGATTTCTTCTAAAGATAGAACGTTGATTACCTAGCATTATTTACACTTCCTCCAATGGCTTGCTTGGCCATTCAATCTCTGAGACTGTTCCAGCTGATTTCTTAATAGCCTCTAGAGCTTTAACATAATCTTTTGCAGGTTTATCTGTTCTGTTAACCATTGAAAGTAACTCAAAATCTACGTGAGCCTCTACATTTGATTTAATTTCTTCTACAGACAGTTTTTCTTTTTTAACAGAATAAACTTTTTTCCCATCAACGTAAGGTTCAACAGAAACTAATTTTTCTGTGTCTTTGTTGTAATCAATTTTAGTAATAACTTCTACCAAGTCATTTTCTTTAATTACTGATTTAATACCTTCAGCACCAACTGACACATTTAGAATCTGCTCTACTGTGCCGTATGCGACAACCTTGTTGCCTTCAATTACGGCGTACATGTTAAGCGCTCTCTTTTACGAAATATGTAATTAAGCAGGTACCAGATCCACCAAATCCTGAAGTTGCACCTTCTTGGCAACCTCCACCGCCGCCGCCAGTTCCATCAATTCCTTGAGATGCAGATGTTCCATATGGTGAATATGAAACTCTTGAACCTCCTGCACCACCGCCATTTGAACCAGAGCCCATGCCCCAGTCTCCGCCGCCGCCACCGCCACCACCGAATCCATAGAGTCCAATTCCGCCATTTCCTCCACAGCAATTTTGATCAGATGAAGATCCCTTATATTCTCCAGATCCACCCATAGATGCACCTTCGCCACCGTTAGCACCAGATGTATTGTGTGAACCTTGTCCACCATATGTGTACCAAGAGTGGTGAATCATCATACATCTTCCATGTTCTCCTGCGCCACCTGCGCCACCGCCGCCGCCACCAGCTGAGTGTGAAGATTGTCCACCGCCACCGCCAGATGAGCCACCAGAGCCTTGTTGTCCAGTTTGTCCATATCCGCCACCACCGCCACCGCCACCTGCAGTTAAGAATGAACCAAATGTTGAGTTTCCTCCATTACCACCATTTGTATTTGTATTTCCAGAAACTCTGCTTCCTCCGCCACCAATTGTTACAAGAATGTTTCCGCCTACTGGAACTGAAGAAATATCTACGAATCTACGAACTACTTGGCCTCCTCCGCCACCGCCGCCAGCGTGTCCAGAATTGTGGCATCCTCCGCCTCCTCCACCGCCACCAACTAAAATAACTTCAACTGAAGACATTGTGTTGGCTGGACGAGTCCAGTTACCAGTTGCATTAAATTTAACTGTTACTGGTTTAAGAAGTTTTGTTTGAACTCCACCAGTTGCAGAAATAACAGATGCCAATGTTGCATTTGAGTCTAGTGCAACCTGCATGTTGCTTTGCATTGTTGAATCTAGTCCTGGTAGGACTGTTAGCTTTGTGGTGGAATTTACGGCCATTTTTTATTTCTCCTATACGTTTAGATCGGCAAAAGCATATGCACCATAGATTGTGCTTCCACCGTTTCTTGTGTAAAAATTAAGTACTGTTGTATTTGTTGAAAGAAGTGGTGCTACGTTAGAAGCTCCACCGCCATCCCATTTAATTGATGCAGGCCATGTAATTGTATATGAGCCTCCACCCTTAATTTCAACTTGCCAAAATGCTGCTTTAGCTGTTGATGGGATATTTGTAAAAGCAACAGTAGCATTACCTGCTACTGTAAATGCAAAGACGTTATATGAAGAAATATCACATGTTGCTGTGCCATTTGCTGCAATTGTTCCCTTTGCTTCTACTGCTGAAGGAATATTAAAATATGTATATCCCTGACCATTAATTGGTGCCTGTAGATATGTATAAGTCCAAAGCGCTGGGCTTATAGATTCTGGTATTGATGTAATTGGCATTATTCATTGCCTCCCGTTACTGTTGGAGAAGCTGGTTTTGGGTTTCTTGGGTCATTTGGATCAAACTTATATTCTTGCGAACGAAGTGCATCATCCTCTGCCATAACTCTTGCTGCTTCTGCCAAACTTTCTTCTGTTACTGTATCAGCTGGTATTTCTGGAGCAATAAATTTTGTTCCATCCCAAGTAAATCCTGGAGAGACATATGAATAAGGATGATTTGGATCTTCCCAATCATGACAATCGATAACTTCACAAGCGAACTGTTCTGCAACACCTGCTTTAAGTTGCTCTAAATCATCTGATTCTGCTGGTAGTAATATTACATTTTCTACCAAGCCATTTTTAACTAATGCTGTTCTTCTCACTATGCTGTCTCCTTTAGCCAATAAGTAATTATACAAGTTCCGCTTCCACCAACTCCAGAACATGCTCCGTTATCGGCTCCGCCACCGCCGCCGCCAGTTCCAGTAATTCCAGGTTGTCCAGTGCTTCCATAAGGACTTCCATTTCCTGCGCCACCTGCGCCACCGCCATTTGCGCCATTACCCATAGCGTGACGACCTGAACCGCCACCGCCACCGCCTAGTCCATAAAGTCCTTGTCCACCATTTCCACCAGTTGTTGATTGAGAGCTAGAATTTTGTCCAGCCATTCCGTGTCCACCAGTTGATGAACCTTCATCTGTTGTTGGTGTGTGTGAACCATGTCCTGCATACATTCTCCAAGAATGTTCTTGGTTTTGTCCCCAAGCTCCACGTCCTGCGCCACCTGCGCCACCGCCGCCACCACCAGCTGAGTGTGAGTTACGTCCTCCTCCGCCACCAGTTGATCCACCAGGAGATTGTGGTGCATGTTGTCCGTATGCTCCGCCGCCGCCTCCGCCATATGCGGTAATGAATGCACCAAATGTAGAGTTTCCACCATTTCCGCCATTTGTATTTGAGTTTCCACAAACTTGTGAACCACCGTTTCCAATTGTTACAAGAATTGCTTGTCCTACTGCAACGCTAGCAATATCTACGTGACGACGAATAACTTGTCCACCGCCACCACCGCCACCGCCGTGATGAGAGCTGTGTGAACCTCCACCGCCACCGCCACCACCAACTAAAATAACTTCAACTGAAGACAATGTATTTGCTGGACGAGTCCAATATTGTGTTGAGTCTAACTTTACTGTAACAGGCTTAACTACCTTTAGTGGAATATTTCCAACCGATGCCAATACTGACTGCAATGTTGTGTTTGTATTCAATGCTGTGTTTAGATTGTTCTGAATTGCCGCATCTAGACCTGGCATTACAATTTGTGTAGTTGAATTTGCTACAGCCATTTTAAAACTCCTTTAATTATACGTTTGTAATTTTAACACCAGAAATAAAGAATGTGACTCCGTTGTTAACAGATGCCTGCACTGTAATTGTTTCTGCTGTATTTAAAACTTGCTTGAAATCTAGTACTACCAATGATCTTGGTGCGAGATCGAGATTCTTGCAGAAGTTAGTACCTGCCATCTTCAATGTAACCTGATTAGCAACATCTGTGATGTTGTCAAATGTTACTGAGGTGACAATATCTGTCTCTCCACCAGGAACTGTCAATACTGTAGTTTCTGTTGTTGTTGCTGTTCCTGCTGCGAAACGAGCTGGTAAGCTTACTACTGCCATATTAAATCACTCCCATGTTTGTGTATAAAGTATAATTGCTAATCTGTCCTTCTAGATTAGCAATGTTTTGTGTTCCTGCTGTATTAACAGCAGCAATTTGAGTTGCGCCTGCTGTCTGAACTGTTGTTACTTGTCCAGTGCCTGCTGTTTGAATTGAATTGATGCTAGCTGAAGTTGCAGCAACGATATCGTTTACCCCTAAAAGATTTCCCATTGATTCAAGTGCTTTTGCAAGGAAAACAATTTCTTGAGCAGTAAGGGTGCTGCTGCTCAGAGCATCTACTTTAGCTTTAAAAGTAGTGATCTGACTTGATAAACTATCATAACTAGGCATATTTTTCTCCTGTATAAATTATAGCATGACTATTTTATTGTTTAGGGTTCCGCCCTACCTATAACATTCTTAATTATACCCCAGTGACCTTCTAGAAGCCACTGGGGTATCGAACAATTAAAGCCCAGTTGTGTAGGTATGGATCAATCCAACTGCAACAACTGCTGTGACTACTCCAATAAGGACCCTGTAGTAGTCCTTAAAGTCTGACCCAAAAATACGCTTTCCAATAATCATGCATTTATGCATAGGAGAAAGGATATATCCAGCCCAGTTTACTGCAAAAAGCAAAGGAAGGTACATCTGACCAAAAATTGGCAATATGACTCCAAGTACTCCAGCAAATTTTCCACTGCTTCCCAAAATAAATGAAAGGACAAAGGATCCAATTAAGGTCAAAATTAGGACGTCGGATGTATGAGAATTTCCAATTAGATTAGCAATAGAATCTTTATAGTATCCAACAATATTGCCTGCCATCAATAGACCAGTAACAATAAGCAATGTAATAATATTATCTTTTACAATAGCCTTTGTATCTAACTTTTGAATTTCCCGTTTTGATCGAATATTAATTTCTACATCTTCTTCTTTGATCTTTCCAAAAATATACCACAATGTGCATGCAACAACTGTTGCAAGCAAAGGCCAGGTAGAACCAAAGAATGACCAATAGCTAATATTAAGAGCTGCCATTGGAAGAATAACTGTTTTTTCTAGTGGAGACCAAAAATAGAAATGATGAGTTGCCAAATAATCAATAACTCCATATTTTTTTCTACGTTCATCTCCTTCAACTGGAGCCAATGTGTTTAGCACTCCAGCTGAAATAACTACACGGCCATTAATTGGAAGTACTCCAGAAATAGCAGATGTTAAAGCAATAACTGCTCTCTTTGACTTTACTTTCTTTGCAACAAAGGAGTAAAGCGGCTGAAAAATATCATACTTACGTGCCTGATAAGATAAAGCCAAAACAGTTCCAAGCATGAGAATGTAATACCATTCTTCAAATAATACTGATGCTGTCATTTTATTTTTCTTTCTACTACTAGTATATATAGCCCATTCCACCAGTCTTTATCTGATTCTAGAGCATTTAATACTTTCTTACTATACAATATTTTTAATCCAGAATCAACAATTCCTTTATATGCAGACTGAACAACTTCTGTCCAATTAGCGTCATCAAAAATGACAACGGCATTTTCTGCAAATACCTTGGAATAATATCTTACTGCATCATAGGTAGACTTGGCATCATGTGGTCCATCATAAAAAAATAAATCCACATTATCAATGTTTGATAAATCTACTTTAAACATATCTGAGTTTGATATGTAAACCTTGTTGTTTCCAATATATGGTTTTATATTATTTTTAAATTCTTCAACCGTGTTTGTTTTAGGGGTGTCCCAATCTGGCCTTACTGATTGTGGGGCTACCTTCCAATTATCTATAAGATATGCTTCTATAGAATTGCCACTTAATGCTGCCGCCGCAGTTGCGCCTTGATAAGACCCAACCTCTAAATATTTTTTAGAATGTTTAGCAATTTTATTTATAAAAGATTGAACTCTTGTGCTGGTAAGCCCAGGAACGTCAATCTCTACAGGCTCATTTACTGAATTTACAAGTTCTTGTGCGACCATGGCAACTTTTGAGTTAATATGATTGCCATATTTGGCAGCCATTATTTTGTCACAATAGCCACAATCCCAGCAATCAAATTTACAATTTTTGATCTTATTACGCCAGATGGTAATCGGTTTATCAACCATATTAGTTTCTTCAATAAAATCATTAAAGCTGTCAAATAAAATTTCTTCATTATTTGCATACCTCCTGATTATATTCATGGTTTCTTTAAGTCTTGTATGTGATTCCCGCCCATGCATCTTAATCACATCTATGCCCAAATCATTTAAAAATTCGTCCCAGTCTGCTTTCCAAGGTGGAAAATTGGCAGTCTTTAAAGAATGTGCAAAATCTTCATGGTCCCACTTTGGACAAGAAACTCTGCTTATGGGGTCATTAAAATACTGTGGGCCGTCTGATCTTGTATTATTAAACTGATAATGTTCATCCATCATTATACACCCGCCATAGCAACTTTCATTGGCCAGTAGCGACAGTTTCACGTGAAACTGTTTAGCAGCTTTTTTAAACCTTAATAGCCTTTCATGGTCTCTCATTAAATCACGATCTAAATTTATATAATCAAAGCCTGCCTTAGCCAACTTTTCTATGTCTCTTGGCTCTGATACATTACGAAGTATTGTATTTTTAACAAATAGGTCTGGGAATGATTTTTTAATTTGTCCAGTTGCCATCCAATGGGTGTGAGGAATTGTTGCTGATTTAATGCCTGCTTCATATAAAGGCTTAAATGATTCAATAAATAAATCTAAATTTTCTTGAGATGGTCTTACTTCAATATTATTAAAAACTGCAGAAGCAGTAACTCCAGTTTCAGACTGTATATATAATGCCAATTCATTTAAATATTCATGGGTTCCATCTCCCACAAATATGTCGCCCATAGCATCCTGATTAAACGGAGGTATTCTACAAGTAAAATAAAAATCGTATATGTACGACTTATATTGTTTTAAAAAATTTATAAAGTCGTTTAACTGATCTTCTTTTAATTTAGGGTTAAGCGGTACGCTAAACATATTACCTACAGGTCTATTGGTTGTGCTGCTATATTTGGGTCATGTTGTACACCAAAACGTTTATCCATTAGTATACCAGTTTCTACCCAATCTTGGCAAGAGTCTATCTCTTGTTCTACCAACTTTTTCTTTTGAAGTAAGACATGTTCAGATGACCAACTATTGTCCCTTAACCAAGAGGGTGTGTTGTTAGAAATATTGATCTTGTTATTGTAATGTTTATTTAACATAAAATACATTACACATTTTTGAAAAAGACAAGCGTTTGCTTTATCTTCTTCTGTTAAAAAATATTGAAATTTATCTTTATAAGGCACCAATAAATCTTTATTTATTTGATCATAAACTTCTGTATTTGGCCTTACATTTATATAACCTTTATATTTTGCTACAAATTTATAGGCCATTGCTACATCTTTTGTTAAATATACAGCATTTGGCAATACGGAATATGTAATTAAAGAATCATGAATTTCGCCGACCATGATTCCGTTCCATGAGCCTATTTCTTTAATGTATGGGCTTTTATCCTCTACATCATAGATCAAATACATTAATTAAGCTCTTCCCATGCTGATGGGGCAGACTCAAGTTGTAGTCTATTTTTAATCTCTCCCTGCAAAAGCTCTAGGTGCTGGTTGGTTTCTAAAGCTTTAGATATTGCATTTTCTAATGCCAGTTCTCTAATTGGTTTTGGAAGTTGATCTATTGCTTCCATATTACCATTATTTACACGGCCATAAAACATTAAATCGTAGCCTGCTTGAGCCCCAAGTCTTACGGCCCAAAGCTCTGCTTCTAATCTTTCTTCTTCTTCATGGTTTCCAATTATGTCTATAATTTTTCTACCATCTGGCAACTTTCCTTCTTCAGACTCATTAAATCTATCAATAAGCATCATATACTTATCTCTTTCTTCATAAGTAAGAGTAACCATAATTTTTTGAGTTTCTAAAACTCTTTGTTTTTCTTTTATATTTAATTCATGTATTTTTTTCTGAGCAGGAGAATCTGTTTGATGTCTTAGTTCATCTTCAAGCTCTATTTCTAATCTTGTACGTTCTATTTTTAATTCCTGATCAATAATTAAATTTTCTCTAGATCCAAGTTCAAGAAGTAACTGTCTTAATTTTCCAAATGGTGTGTATTGTGAGCCTCCAACAAAATTATCTATTTTAAATACAGGAGTTCCCCATTGTCTATTTGCTGCATACAAAAGAATGTCTTTCTGGTCTTTTGTGTAGCCAGAAACGTCCGACGTTAAATCGTTAATATATCTCATTTATCTACCTATCTGTTAAGAGCGATATGCTGAATACGCTGAGCTTCTGCCGCCAACACCTTTTGACTGCATTCCGCCTCCGCCTTCATATCCTGTGTCTGTTGTATAACTAAATCTCCAAGATCTGTTATTCTGTGAACCGTTGTAATTTCCAAGCATAAATTGCCAATCCTGCCCCATGTCAAAATTTTCTTCTCCGCAGTTACCAATTGGCTTTGAAACGTTTCCAACGTTTGATTCTGTAGCAACATTCCATCTTCTTAAATTGTATCCGCCAGCATAATCGCCTTCGTTACCAGTATACAAATAAGTTCTTTTTGAAGAAATTCCTTTTTGCTGTCCATGAGCACCATAAATTGTACCAGTTGATTGGGTTTCTGTTGCAAAGGTAAACTTTACTCCTGCGCCAGTACCATTTCCATCCCCGTAGTGCCATCCAACATTTTCATGATAAACTGCAGAACCACCAGAACCTCCATTTGTTCCATAAGAAGCGCCGATGCTTGACATCCATGATTGTGTTGCAAAATTAAATCTCATAATTGCTGCTGATCCATCAAATGGTTTTCCATAAGCATAAGATTGCTCTTTATGCATAATTGTGCCAGAGTTTCCAACATTGTATGGAGAAGATGGACCAGTAACAGAAGAATTTGTTCTCATATTATATCTATTTGTATTTGTGCCGCTTCCACCAACACCGTTATTTGCTTTTAGTAGATATGCAAATGTGTCATCGCACATTCCTCCAGGATAACCAGAAGAGTTATTTAAAACATTTCCTTTATCAATTGTTGTATCTGTTGAATGTGTTACTTCGTTAACGTTTGTCCAAGGTGAGCTATTTTGATAGCCAGCCAAAACATAACCAGTTGTTATAACCTGTCTAAGTAAAAATGGCTTTGTTCCGCCTGCGCCAGCTAGATATCGGTTTTGCGGAAATGGCATTTAAATCTCCACATTATACTTTAAAGTAATAGAGTTAATACCAAGTTGTGGCCATGTAATATTAAATGGATCTTCTTGGTCTGTAATATTTCTAAGAGCTTGACGATAAGATGTAATTTTTGTTTTATCAGATTCAGAAAACGAATTAAATACATCTGATGTCATTAAATAATCTGTTGAAGCAATTGTGTTGTCTCTATGATATCTTATTTGAGACCATCTAGATTCTACAAGGGCATCTTTTTCAGATTTAGTTAAGTTTAAAACTTTATAGTAGCCAACTACTGCTCCTGCGTTCCACTCTCTAACAAATTCAACCTTTTTAGTTTTGTTGTCATATTCTGGAACTGTTGGATCATCTTGAACTACATACCAATTGTCAAAACCTTCTAGGTGGCGTTGCAAAATTGGTGACGGAAAATGTGTTGATGGATAAAGCTCTCTAAGAGATTGCTCATCAACAATTTGTACAATTTCTTCATCTATAACTTGTGCGTACATTATCTTGAGTCCTTCATTGCTACTTGTCCTCGCCATGATGTTCCATTATCGTAGGTTACGAATGTGATAACATCAATTCCACCAGAGGTTAAAGAAGGAGCTGTTGCTCCTGGATATTTTGCATTTGTAAATGATACTGTATAAGATCCTCCACCAGTAAGTTGTAGGGAGAAAGATACAACTCCAGAAGCTGGAGTATTTGTAATGTTAAATGTTGTATTACCATTAAGAGTACATGTAAAATCATTTGATAAAGATAGATCGAGGTTTACGGTACCGCTTGTTGTTCCTAAATCTCTTCTTCCAGTCCTATATGTTGCAAGTGTTTGACCTGTTGTTGTAATATTTGAAAAATTCATTGTTGAATTTACAACTTCATCATAATAAATTGGCATTATACAAGCCTCCAACCACGAGTATTGTCTGAATAAACTAATTGAAGTCTGGCATTGTTTGTGTTAACAATAAGGTCCTGAGCTTGTCCCATAATTGGAACACCATTTCTTGCAATTGTAAAGTTTGTTGTTGCAGCAGTTCCTGCTGCATCTACTATAATAACAGCATTTCCAAGTGACGGTGTTGCTGGAAGAGTAAGT